AGTCGGAGAAGTATTATCATTCGCCCAATCAGTAGAGCCTTCCCAGTCTTCGTTACCATAAAACGTAGGACCGTTGAAAACTCCAACTCCGATAGTCTTAACGTCAGAGCCTTTAAAGTCGATAAATATTCCTTCACCACCGACAAAGCCGTAATAACAACCGTCATGAAAAGCGGAGATTATATTTTCCGGATGGAGCGCTTGCCATTGTTCTCGGGTGTACAAATCCTCTGTCAGATTTTTAGCTATACCAGGGCCGATTAAAATAAGTCCGTCAGGAGAAGGATAAGCGGTAGCCCCACCCATATCGACTATTCCTCGTTTGCTGACGCAGGCTTGATTTATCTCGATCCGTTCCTTGGTCATAAACTCCGGATTGGTGCCGGTGATGACATAAGGTGTTGATTCTGTAACAACAAGAACAGAGTTACCAAACACCCCTAAGCCTATCGGCTGATCTTCAATCGGGATACGGTATCCTTCCGGCCATGCATGGGGCAGGTATGTTTCCGAAAAACACACATCCTTTCCGCTTATCCCCACCATAAAACCGGATGGATGTAAAATCAGACTATGCATATTCGACGGCGGCGGATCCCAAAAGGTCGAAGGAAGCTGTTCAGATTGTCCGACTATCGAGGTAGGCCGTGAATCCACGTAAGATGAAGTGTTAATTGTGACCGTAGCAACAAAGCGGTAATCCGTTCCAGTCGTTCCAGTGGTGGTTCGGTATATTCTTTTATGGGTGATATTATACGAACCGGTAGGCGCAGCGGACATTCCGGAAACAGTTACTGTCTGAGTTGGTTCTACGGCAATAATTGCACTCGGTGCGCTTGGCGGTCCTTCTTCGCCCCAGGCCGAAACATAGGTATAAACGTAAGACCTTGATTCTTCTTGGGTGGGATCGGACGAAGCGCCTGACTTTGCCACGCTCGGCATATTGAGCGGCACCGGGATGCCAAGAGTGCGTGAATTAGTCGGGTAGCCAGTGCCACCACCAGCGGTTATTAAAGTAGCATCGGATACCTTTGGCGCACCTTCCCCGGTCCAGTATAAACGCCCGGAAGTATCCCCGGCAATCGGTCCTTTCACCACGTCGACATCTTCCAGCCAGTGCAGCCAGTGCAGATTGTTGTAAAGATAAATGGTTCGCTTAATCCCTGCCTTGGACGGAGTATTGACAAAAGATGGTCCCTTAATCGGTCGTAACGTTCCCATGTCGGTCTTGAGGTTCATTGCCAATTGTCCGTAAGCTTCAGGCAATAACCGGGGATCAGCTTTCGGGATGGTGCCTTTGAAGACGTTATATTTCATAGACTCTCGCTCGTCGCAATGGTTTTATATGCAGCCGGTCGAGAGATTGTTGCAGGGTGAACATAAATTTATCATTAGCCAGCAGACCGGAAATCCCACCAAACTCGAAAGCTGCACAGGTAGCGTCTTCGATTATTCTATTTAGACCGTGCCATGGTAAATCGTCAGTCATGCCAATATCAACGGGGCAGGAATAATACTGACCTTTTAACTCACCATCACTCGAATATGGGAACAGTTGAATAGACAGGCCGGTTATCCGGTAATATTCCGGTACTCCGATCTTGCCGTACATATCTCTCGCCCCGCCTTCCGGCAAAGGGAGCAACGGAACAGCTATGTCCAGAATTAAATAAGGCTGTTCAGCAAAGCCCCTGAAGTCGTCAGGTAAAGAAAATGGGTCAACATCGGTGATGAGATCAAGGTCAGCTTTAATCAGATGGGATTTACGTTCAAGCAGCTTGGAGAAGATGACCTCAATAGCAGAATTAAGCGAGTCGAGGAAAGAAACACCGCTGGGCTTCTCAACTGTGTCTATCCTGGCAAGTACCTTTTCAAGCAGTTCGGCTCCGGTCATTCTTTAACTCCCAGGGTAGCGAGAAACTTATTGTAATAAGCGGTTGACTTAGTGACATCGCTGTCTTTTTCTTTCAGGAAACTGCGATAAATCGCGTAATCGATAAGTGACGCTTCGTAAATATCGTCAAGCCCTAATTGGTCATTGACCGAAAGAGCATGGGCGGGGGTGGTCGGATAAGTGATCTCCACCGTGCCGACCGAGGAAGGATATACGTAGAAAATCTTCCTATTTTCAGGATGCAAAGCAAAATATTTAGGCTCTCCAGTAGCTTTGTGCCAATCCGGAATAGCTGCGTCGAGAATATCCAAGCGAATTGGTTTAATGGTATTGCCGTTTACATTACGCACCACTCGGACAAAACCGAGCGCCTCTTCTGGTACGTCCTGCTTTGATCCGGATACCAGATTAAACTCTTTGAAGGCAACACAGGCATCAGGCTTGAGAATGACAATCTCTTTCTGCCCTTCGTTGATCCAGCCTAAAAGCTCGGTTTCGGTCCACAACGTATGCCCTACATCACTGACCAGTATACCTACCTTGGCTATAATTTCAGCGGGTGTCATATCAGACTGAAGACCTTTTTCTTCATCCGGTCGAGGCTGAGCCGTGGGTCAAGCTCAACCCCAAAGTCTTCAAGGCATGCTTCTTGTATGTCTGCCTTTTTAGTGAAGGTCTCATACTTGGATTTCAGGTCTTCGTCACCCCCTGTCTCGTCCTCTAGCACCTCAGGTTCTACCTTTTCCTCAAGCTTCAACTCGGGCTCTTCAATATATTCCCGGTACCAAGTGCCACCCATAAACCCATTAAAAAAGGCCACTGCGCCAGGGTTATTAACCTCACAGACGTAATGGCCTTTCTTGTTACGTACAAAATCATATCTGAAACCGGCATAGTTTACCGAAGTAACGCCGTCACGGTCGATTAAACATTGTATCTTCATACAAACTCCAAAGGGGCTTTTTAGCCCCCGTTAGTTATTTCGGTTTGTAGATCAACACGCCTTTAAGAGTACCGGCTGCTTCAGTTGTGGCACCAGTAACAACCTTCACACCGATTACACGGTCGGCATTACTTGCGGCCAGTTGCAAACCAAGGACGACATCTGCTCTTGCCACTCCACCTGCTTGCGCTACTGTTGATGCAGTAATGAAATCGGTGTTTGCCACAAGGTCGTCCATTGCGGCATTAAGCACACCTACAGTCAGGGTAATAGCCGTCGCTTCGTCAAGGTCGTCAGCCTGAAGAATAAAATCCACCGGCTCATGCTCGGCAGGAAGGTGGCACAATGCCACGATATCGTTTGCTGCCAGGGTGGTGGGAACTTCATAAACCCCGGTAGCGGCTACAACCTGTCCGGCCTGAGCACAGGTAATCGGCGTTTTCAAAACGCTTTCTGCTTTAAAAGTTGCCATGTTATATAACTCCTTAAATGACGGCGGCTGCGGTGTCGATTGCCATAACACCAAAGTCCATTCCGTTGTAGGTTACTTTCTTGCAGCCAAAAATAGAGTTGGACGAAATAACTATTTGGTTGCCATTATCTCTAGCCTCTTCAAACCAGTCATATCTAAGACCGGTGCCAGGAGAGCCAAAAGACAGTGCCCCTGCTTGAAGTCCGAGGAATAGCGCTCTTGCAGCGGGAACGTTTGCGCCTGAACCGTAATCAGAAAAACGAATAACCGATTCGTGTTCGTGGAGGACAACATTGTTGTACATTCCAAGACCGCCTTTAAATATATCGGCTTTATTGGCGACGGCTGAGGCCATTTGTTTTTGAAGTTCAAGCCATAAACTTCCAGAGGCAGTCCGCATATCCTGGGCCTGCTTGATTGACATAACACAGACATAGTGCTTCTCGCCGTCTATAGTTATCGGCTGTATTTTAGGCACTCCAGCTGTGGTTTCACCCATCATTTTAGCCTTGGCCAGGGTGTTATCGATCTCAACCAGTGTCATGATATCGCCGGTTGTCAAGGTAGCCTTGGCTTTCCCGCCTGCAACATGCAAATGCCCTGCGTCTGGTGCGGTAATAGCGTTATTCGCTCTGCCTGTATATCCAACAGGAGGAATGAAACCGGCATTTATCCCCCTTGCGCCAGAAAGGTAAATAAACAGCAACTCATCAAAGAAACGTGCCCACCATTCTGCCATTCTTCGCTTGCCAACATCACGCATTTTGTGAAGAGTGCGTTTTCTCGTCATGCGTCCACCGCCGTTTACTCCACAACGGGCTTGATCGATATATACCTGGTCGGTATAAAATTTAAGATCCTCTTCAGTTCCTTCCTGAACGTCGTCGCCCTCGACTGGCTGTTGGGTAAGCTGCATGGATAGATCATAAGAAATAACCTCGCCTGCATCTGATTCCAACTCGTTCAACTGCATAATTGGAGCTTCAGCCGTCTCTCCTACACCAATAAACTTTCTTTCAAAATACATCCGCTTTC